CTTATCAGGTTGGTCTTTTCTGCAGTCTTACTGCTGGTGTTTAAAGTTCACCTCTTTACATACCATTTGACGCGCTTGCTCAGACGAGCTAACGTAACCTACACGCGATCGGAACCAACTTCCATGCACGCGCGATATAATTCCTCGCTCTTAAGGATCGAATCCCATGCGTCCCCTTTAATGCCCTGAAGAAATAAAAAGAAACGTAGAGCGATAACGTCAGAACACGCAGCAAACGTCTTCTGGTGCAACCTCGCGCGTAGTAAAGTCGATTGCTCAGTAGTTAAGCCCGACACCAAAATCGTCCGTTCGACAATCGCGTCGTGAACGTCCTTTCGGAAAGCTGGAGAAAGCATCTGACTTAGTCGAAGCACTGCACGAGCAACGCGACGACTTGCGAACGCGCTGAACTGGGCGTCCGGGACAACGCCGTCGCGCCATTCTGCCATGGCTGTAGCTGAAGACATTTTCTTGATTATTTCTTCTGCTGCGACATACGTTTCTTGCAGACCTGAAATCACGCTCTCATTGAAGTGAGGGATAACTAGAGCCGTATTAAACGTTGTGCGCATTGAAGCGAAGTCGGCAGCGCGAAGACTACCTCGCATTTGGACACCAGCAACGCTCACGTCGAACGAAAACCTATCACGTAAAGCGCGAAGATTGTCGACATCGAAGCCGACGATTCTCGAGTTGAACGCAGAGGCACCCAGTACTTGAGGCCGCGGTTGAATAACATCCGCTGCTTCAAACTCATCCGCTGCAAGAATGGCTTCAACGGGGTCGCTTGTGAACACCTCTGATTGCAGGTGCACACCATTTACCACCTTGACGGAACGTTCACGTGTGTCCACGGCGTACCACCAACGAGGAACCCAGGTTGTAATAATTTCGGGCTCTTCGCCTTCAGCGCCTTTCTTCTCTACCGTGACCGATTCCGCAACGCCCATGTTGTCAGCACGGACCCACAAACGATTTGAAATCATAACTGCAAAGAGCTGAGGATCGAAGTTCGGATCGATGTTGAAAGCATAGAGGGCGTCGTTACCCGTCCAACCAGACTCAACCGAATCAGTCAATACACCGTGAACTAAAGCAGCACCATCCGCCATGCTGAAGTCAGAGTTCCCGTACGCGGATTGAACTGCGTCCGAAATACGGTCTTTAGTAGGAGAAACGTTGTAAGCAGAACTCACCATTTCATCAGCAATTGCAATGACTGACTGCGCGATGGGTTGAACCTTCGCCGCTTGGAAAATCACCGAGGCGACCGGAGTATTGTCCAGCTGACGTACTTTGGAAAGTGAGTAGTTGCGCAAGTATTCGGCCTTGCCCACCCAAGCGTAACGTTCAGAAGACTTAACTGCGGCTAAAATCAACGGAGACCAGCGCTCAAGGTTGAAGCCTTCGTTTTGCAACGAGATCTTCGATCCTGAAGGTAACGATAAAGCCTCTTTAACAAACACGTAGTTGGTAGCTAGCTCGGCTACAACTTTGTGGTTACGCCAGTCATTAGGAATAGAACCCTCAAAGCTCTTGCCATCCACCAACAAGGGATCGATGTGCGCGCGGACTCCCTTCACGAGATCATCGACCACCGAGTTGAGACTGTCGACTTCAAGGAGAGCGAGACCGATCGGTCGGAACGCTTCGGCGAGAAGCTCGGCGAGTACGTTTGTCGAGTATTTGGTAGTCGAATTGATGTTCGTGCCCTGTACAGACTCAGTAGCCTGCAGTACTTGGAACGTAGCGATGTTTGTGCGCACGTCCATCAGCGTTACATCACTGAAGCCATACCGACGATGCACCGAATACTTTATGTTCGGCGACACAATGCCAAGTTTCATCAATAATGGCAGCGTCAGTTCAACGGCTACGCCGTGAGCCCAAGTGCTTAGACCGAGGTTTGAGAGACCATCGAATATATCCTTTTTGGTCAATGCAGTTTCGTTAGGACGCATGGACTTCATAGGAATGATTTTCGTGAATACAGAGCCAAACTGACGGCCAACAAAGAACTGAGCGAGCTGTTGACGCACGAAAGCGTCCGCGAGACCATCAGTAACGTATTGCTTGTTTGGGGTAGATCCCCAAATTTCGTAAGTTTGCGACAGACCTGCCCATCGGTCGATCAACGTGCTGTGGACCGCGATCGCCAAACGAGAAGAGGAATCAGGAACTGAGTCACTGGTCGTTGCGATAGAGAATGATGTTTTCTTCATATTTACTTTCTGGTTTTGGTTTAATTGCCGATTTCGATTGCGCGACGCATAGCGTCATTCCAAACGTTCGGATCTACTTTCACGGTAACACTTTGGTTACCATTAGCTTTGGCCGGTTCAACGCTGCTTGAACGGATCTCAATCCACCCTGTGGAGGTGTACGTGGTCGAGAAAGTTCCCCGACTACGAGGCATACCCTCACCCGTACGCGAGAAGAATTCCCACGTATCAGTGTCCTTCGCCATGATAGTGCAAGTAGCATTGGATCGAGCAGCTTCAGCGAGAAGCTCAAGAACCTCATCATCTGGAACCGAAGGGTTAACTGGAACGTAGAGAGTCGTGCCCATTGCGCACGCAAGCTCGGACCAGGCCGACATCACAGACAAGGCATCCCGCGAAAGACCCGATTTCATAGCTGCACCTTTTGATGAGGACAGCAAATCCTTGATCGAGTCAACCACCACGTCTGAGGAGTGGTACATTGACAATAGAATGCGCGCTGCGGCGTCTTTATCGTTTGAAATGTACCCAGCGATTGGTTCACCGATTCGGCAAACGGCAAAAGCATCGTCTTCAGTTCGTCCTGCAGAGGCGAGACCCCACGCAAGCGGAGTCTTTCCAACCCCGCCGCCACCAACGATTAAACATACTCCACAGGGAATAGCTACGTTGGAAACGGTTTTGTTAAGAGGCACGGAGCCGACAATGCCCATACTGTAAGCCAAGTCGACGATATCGAAGGCCTGAAACACAGGTTCATCTTCTCCGTCTACCTCAACTTCCTCACCTTTTTCAGGGTTAATCTCACCGGCGGCATTAATATATGCAGTGCCGGCGCCGAAGCGGAGTGTTCCAATAATATCAGACTCGTTCATTCGTTCTCGAGTGCTCTCGAACTTATTACGTGCCATGCCGGCGGTACTAGCGTACCGAAGGTTCGCAGAGCGACTCATGTTCGCAGAGCTTGTGGTGACCAATACTTGGTCAAGTACTTCGTATCGTTTCATATTATAACAAACTTCCGTTGTAATAGCGGTTTAGGAACTTTTCCGTCACCTCAATTGGAATATTCGAGGTGACGGCGGATAGTACTTCAGGAGAAACGTCCCCATCATCGTACATGTAATGCAGCTTGTCAGGGTCTTCTATCACTGCTTTATCGACAACTGACATGCTATGCATCTCGAGGGGCACGGCCAACATACCTTCCTTGATCAGATCAAGTAGAGAGCCGAACTCAGGTTCGAGGTTTCGTCTATATATAGACAAAAAGATTTGCCAGGCTTCGCGACCTGTCTCTGTCGCCATGATGTTGTCGATTCGAGCCATAGCTCCGATCGCCCAATATGCACGATGCTTACCTCCGATAGAACGCTCAGGGCTGAGCATCTTTTCGAATGTGGTGTGTATGCGGGGGACCGGATCGTACTCAGTGTCACCGACCTTCTTCATTAACAGACCCGAGAAGCCTTGTCCATCTTCCTCTGTTACCACGTAGTGACCATTTGATAGATCTTTACGCAGTTCGAGATAGCGGTCGATATCTTGTTTGCTCGTAGCCCAGATCATCTCGTCGTCCCCGTTGTTTACCATGCCCATGGGCATATCGCCCTTCATGAAGGCCTCAGTACGGCCCACGACTGGATAAATCAGATCAATGACGAACAACGTCTCAATCACCTTATTGACTTTAGCAACCAACGAGGTTAGAGCGTGTCCAGACCTGTTTCCGGCAAACACTTTAGACGAGTTATCTGTAATATCGCCAACCCACACGCCTTTCGTACCTTTCATGTCGAGTGGCTTCGCGTAGTATGGTGAATTGAACAGCTTTTCAGATGCTTTAACTATCCTTTCATCAAATACCTCCTTCATAGTTTCATGGACGGTTGAAATTGCGTCCCTACTCATCGAACGGTCGTACTCCTTAACGTCGGAACAGGTAATGTGTTTTCCAGAGATCACGGAGATGATCTCATCGCGAGTGTTAACGTGGAAAGTTTTTGGAAACTTAGCAAATAAACCTCTCATCACTGGTGTTCCACACATTTGCAAAAAGCAATTGATAACCCATGGTCCGGCGTGCACAACACGGGCTCGCATGGCTGAAAAGTCGGGGTAGTCAATCCCATCTATCACCACCTTCTTGTCGGCGTCGAATGTTCGTCCTTTTGCTCCGCCCGTAATCGCGTATTCCAAATCGAACACAGTGCGTTTCTTGTTGGCAGAATCGACCTGTCCTCGTTTCTGAATATACGTAAAGTAGATGGCTTCGTACTTGTTGGCTAAATGCAGCCAGTCGTCACGCATGACAGCATCGAGCATATCTTCGAAGTTATCAGGTTCCATCAGCCACTGAGAGTAAGCCAATTTCCATTGAACATCGAACGTGAATCGCCGCCCACCGCCGGTAGACAACTTGGCCACCTTCACCTTAGTGACTTTAGCGCACGACCACACCTGTTTCCAAACTTCCAAAGCAATGGTCCTTTGTCGCGGTGAGTAGTTTTTAGACAGACCGAGCTCTGACCTGTACAACGCGTTGTCTACGGTGGTATACGACATAGGATTCATGAAGTATCCACCTGGTGTTCTGAGCTTCGAGAAGTCAGCGTGTATGCCGGTTCGAGTGAACTTACGTTCATCTAAATCGACAGGTAGCTTATTATCTAGCTCGTGACTTAACTCGCGTTGAGTCTTTAGCACCATAGGGTGGAACGAGTACATCCGCGGGAGTATCGTCACTGCCTTACGTGTGATCAGTGGAACGGAGTGAGTAGCGACACCGTTCCCGAACGCGTGGCGGACGCCGGTAGACTGACTCATCGGCGTTAGCGGAGGGAAGGACTTTGAGTAGTCTTTAGGACCAATCTTTCCCCATTCAGCGGGCGGATCGACGCGCTTGGTTGACGCCGCAGTTGATCTTTTATAGGCCCGCTTCTGATCCGTGTTTGGACCTGAAAGAGCTTCGATCATAATGCGTCGCCGTCATCGAGGTCGGAGTCGTCTGCCAGAGGTCGATCTTCGGTGAAGATTTCGGCCTCATGAACCTTGACGCTGCCGCTTTTGCGTTCAACCAGTTTTCGTTCAATAGCGTAAGGAGTCATGTTCGCTTCATCCATTTGCTTCTTCATGTCTCTTGCCAGACGCAGGTCAGTAAGGAATGGCTGGTAGGCGATCCGTTGTTGTTGCCAGGTTGCGGAGTCGAAGTCTGATGTGTACTCCGCTTCCGGCAACCCCACTAAGACCTTGACGTCTAGGTTCATCACAGCGGAGTTATCCGCGATCAACTTCAGAATGCTGATCTGATCATGTGAGAACTGAACAACCGTACCGTCTGACACATCCTTAAGATCAAACACGGTAGCTATTCGAATAAAATTCAGCATTCCGTCATTAGGTAGTTCCGGTGTAGCTGGGCAGACTAGGATCTGCTTGACGTCAGGCTTGTCGCCTTTGGCTTGCTCAGTACGTAAAATTTCGCGTTGTAAATCCATTTTTAAAACCTTAAATTTGTTGAACTCATACCATTCTTGACTGATAGCCGGGTATCTAAACCTGACTACCTCTGGACTAGATCTCATAGAATCGAGGAGTCTCGCCGCTTGGGTCACGTTTAGTGTAACCTCTCGTGGGACGTAGAACTCCATTAACACTCGACCGCTAGCGTCGACCACTTGGATCATGATTTAAGATTCCTTTTCTATAGTATCATGAACCGTGATGCCCATGAAGTTTGAAGTTTCGATAATGTCAGCATATCTGATCATTCCCTCTGCTGTCTTATGGTCTTGTAACCAGTCGGTTATCACATGCAGACCATAGCCGAGGAAAAGACATCGACGAACGAAGTCTCTTATCTCGGTACTTTCGCATCCAAAACGGTCCCATATAACGGGACTCAGTTTAACCTTCATATTAAGACCGTCCTGCTCATATGTCTCGGCCAGAACATGAACTGCACACTCTAGAACAGAGTTTAACCGCCACGACACGATTTAATTGACCGGCACTAAGACCAGTTTCATAATCGTGGTGGTTAGTTAAGTGTTCAGTAACATGTCCAACGGCCTTAGCGAAGTGTTCGTCTGACACAATCGACACACCCATAGGTGCACCGCAATATTCGCATTCGCACTCGATCAATTTAAGATTGGAAGAACTAGACATAGCAAATACTCCTCGTGAACTAAACAAAAGAACCCCGGTCCGAAGACCGGGGTAACACACCAACCACGGAGTGATCGGTACTGACGAACTAGCCCGTAATAGCGTATACACGGTTTATGTGGCTAGTAGAGTGGGTGTTGCCTACGACCTGTAGTCGCACACCCTGACCGATGGGCTCCGATTTACTGAAGCGAATGCGGTCGGGCACGACGTCAAGATCGTACAGAATAGAGGTCTCAGCCATCCAAAGGTCTCGTTCTGGATTCGAGTCCAGATTGAAACCATCCACGCAAATCGACTCCTCAAGCTTTCGCTTGATTTGGTAGATTGAGTAGTGGCGAGGCTTGATGCCGTGAAATGTACACTGAGTGATAATACTCTCCTTGTGGTTGGGTTGATGAATGGAAGCAATTCAGGTCTTGGTTCTTCGGCCTTTTTTAGAGACTCCAGAAGGGGAGAACGATTCGCTGTACTACAGTTAGCCGTTCCGTTCGGCCGCTACTAGTGCACGCGATTTTACCGCTTACACTTTCGGATCCCGCCTAGGTGTTTAGTCTACACGTGATTTGCCCGGCCATCAGTTCTCCGATTTACTGGAGATCCTGAACAAAAACTATACCCCTA